CAATTATAAGCATATTTTAATGGCTCATAAACAGGTGTGTTTTCTTTTGCTATCTCTTTACAAGTTGATAGATCATCATTGTATCTGTAGCTAACTTCTTTGCCATTCAATCCACGATTATCCACGATTGGCTTGTAAGAACATGAGGTAATCATTAACATGACTAACAACTTCTTTAACATTTATTCTCTCCTGTTCGTATCTGCATAATGGGTAGTATTCGTACCCATAGTTTAAGTATAGCTTCGCAACTAAACTCATAAATGGTTTTAACTGTTCTGGCATTATCGTTTATCCAGAAAACAAGTATTAGTCATTTGTGTAAAAATATCATGCCAAGTTGATGTCATGTTTTTCTCACCAAATGCTTTTTTTATTCTAGTCAGATCAGATGTTTTGACACGAATTGTTGTGTACTTTTCTGATTTATCTTTCCCTGTGAATTTAAGTATTTTCATTTGTTTCTCCCTTCTACTCTATAAAGTATTTTGCCTTTTCTCTGTTTCTATAATTATGAACATGAAGAATACTTCTTAAAATATCCATAGTTTGGTATGCGTCTTTCCACTCATAAGGAAATCTCTCAAAGTTATCTATAAAACGATAGGTGTCGAACTCTTTAACACTTTTAAGTTTCATCAATGCTCTAATAAAGTATTGTCTGTTCCAAATCTTTTTATCAATGCCAGATCCTTTGAATAGTAAGATCAAACCTTTAATCATCTCATAGATATTTTCTGGTATTAGTAATTCACCTTTTCTAAAATGATTGTTTGAGCATTGAACACCTCTAACACCCTTTGAAAATTCAGCACAAGCATGAAGAATAAAAGAATGTGATACTCCAAGTTCAATCAATGACATATATCTTCTATAAGATAGATCATCATGTTGAGCATAAGAATTTCCAACATTGACTGCTGTCCAATTTTTTTGATCTTTATTAATTGCTCTTATTAGATCTAAAATACCTTCAGCAGTTGAATGAATATCATCTAAGATATATTTGACAGGTATTGATAGATTTTTACAAGCTAGTAATCTGTGTTGCCCATCTAAAACTCCCTTATCAGTAGTGACTAAAATAGGATTTTTCAAACCAAATTGCTTTATTTGTTTTTGAAGTCTTTTTACCCTATCCTTTTCTATAGGTCTGTTTCCTTTGATTAAAGAAAACATATCATAGTTTGTTGTTTCTTGATTTTGATTAGTCATTGTTTTTCTCCTGTTCATCTGGAAATACTTTTGGATTGTTTTCATTACTAAGGTTTTCATGTTTCCAATCTGGTACAAGTATTCCCAAATCTTTTATTGCAAGTGAATAACCAGATAAAAACGCATCTGATATTCCACCCTTTTCTTTTGAATGAACTTCTAGTAAGTGAAGTTTCATTTTAAGCTGACCTTGAAGATCATACTTAATCTCTGCAAGTTTTTGTCTATTCATCTTCTTGCTCCTCTTGTTCTTTATGTCTTTGTTTAAATTCTTTTTTCCATTCTCTTAATTGACGGATAGGTGCATTTTGTAATGCCCAAAGATATATTTGTTGCATATCAGCCGTCATATCAAACAACTCAACATCATTAAGAGCAAAATCCGTTTGTGCAAGTTCACTAACTTGGTCGGATAGTTTCTTTTTTAGATTATTCATTGAACAACTCCTTTACAAAATAAAGTGTAAAACCAATCATTCCGATATGAACAATTAGTGTAAGTATATCGTTTAACATTATTATGCTCTCCTTTTTTTTGGTTTAATTGTAAAACATCTTGCTTGATCTTTTTCATATCCACCATTTGAAAATAGTTCATATTGATAATCATAACCAAAAAAATCCCTACAAATTTGTTTACCATACCAATAATTTTGGTACTCATTTGACAAAATGTTTTTTGTTTTTACAAGTGCCACTCTATTGCCAGACTTAGATACAACTTCCCATAAAGTATATTTATCCATTATTTGTACCTCCCTAATAATTTTTCTTCTTGTGTTGATGATAAAAGACCAAGCATTTTATTTGTGCTTTTAATAATTCTTTCATCACTCCATTCAAGGTGCATATCTGGGAAAAACCCAAATACTTTTTTATATACGATTGAAAAATGACTTTTTAATATTTGTGATTTGTTAATCATTATTTTACCTCCTTTTTCATCTGGTAAGCTATTACAAGTTCTTCTTCACGAACTGCTCGTACACAATCACCTAGTCTTTTTACATCTGCAAATTTTACTTTGTATGAATTTGCAAGGGCTTTGAACAATCTATTTTTGTGATCTTTATGAATGTGTCTTTGGCAAATGTTTGGATAATCAAATATTAAAGTTCCATAGACTTCATCTAATCTACGATCATAATTTTGAGATAGAATATATCCACCATCACCATTAGCTTGATATTTAATTAATGTTTCTAAATTGTTTTTCATAATATTCTCCTTAATATTTAACATGATTAAATTTGTATAGAAGTTTTATAGAAAATGCAAATTATTTTTATAATTATTTTTTGTCTAATTTAGATATTGATTTAGACATAAAAAAAGGTAGAAAATAAGTAGAACACTTCTTTTTTATAAGAGTATTCCTCCTGTGGCACTATATATAGTGTCGTTTAACATTCACCCCTCACTAACTATAGTATATTTTCGCAAAAAAGAGGGGTGTTTGTTGTGTTTGTTATTTCCTAGTATGATTGCATACCAGAAGGGCTAGATTGCTCTGTATGGCTCTCTATTTGCCTTTTTTTGGGTATTCTTTTACTGAAGTGACAGTAGATTTGAGAATTACATGGCATGATCCCATTTCTTCTCCACCAAGCATGGTTGCAAGGTAAAAAGCTAAGTCATCTTCTTTAATTAGAAATCCAATGACCTCGCATTCAACAATTTTAGTTTTAAGAAGTAGATCCAAGTCATGCCATTCATTAGTCAATGACATATGATCGTAAAATTTAAGATGAAGTATTTTTGACACGCAAGATTTTTTCCTTCGCTTTGTATGATTTAGTTCGCTTCTTTTTTGATCGCTTACCAGATGATCTAGGTATCAGTTCTTGAATTAGTGTTGATGTAGTTATTCCCATGACATTTATAGGGTGGGAAAATACCCACCCCTATTTTATTTTTTTTTCTTTTTCCTCATTTTTTTCTTCTTGGTCTTTTTCATTCCTTTGGAATGACCACCTGTGTGATATGGCATAATAAACTCCCTTCTATTTTTTCTTCTTCTTCAATATAGCATCTCTCAATGCCTTTGGAAGTTTCATCTGCTTTTTAGTCAGACCTTTTGTTTTCTTTCCACTATGTTTTGGCATTAGTGTAGTACCCAATGGTGTAGCATTACAACAACAACTACTACTGCTAATACTTTAACCCATGATTTAAGTTTCATAAAATCCTCAAACCAATCTTTTAACATATCCATCATTTGCTTATCCCCTTTTGCTTCTCGTATGTTCTTAATGTAGCCATGCCTAAAAGCGACATGACTAACGGCATTAAAACACCCATGTCAAGTGTTGGCAAGGGCATTGTTTGTATTTCAAAAACAGCTAAGAAAAACATAATGAATTGCTTTAATACAAATTCCCAGAAAATCGCTAAGGCACAACTAAATCCTATGAGGGGCCGCCAGATCCGCTGTAGTAAACCACCCAACCCGGTCGCAGTAGATTTTGCATCTGCTAAATTTATATCTGTTTGTGCTTTGTTTAATGCGTTATCTAATTCTTTTAATTTTATTTTTGCTTGTGCTTTTTCTTCTTCTGATGTGTGTAGTTCATCAACTATCTTTCCAACACTATCTACTAAACCACCACCTAAAAGTTTATTTAACATTATATATCTCTCATTCTTGCTGACAGTTCAGTTATTCTGTTTACCAAACCTCTGACATCAGACTTGCCCATTTTACTATCTAAAAGTTCTTCAGCGGCCAAAACATAATCTTTATCTTTCAAAGCAGCTCTACATTTTTTGAAGCCTAATAATCTTGGTAGTCCAATCCAAAAGCAAAGGTGTACACAGATTTCAAATGCTTCTGGCTCTACTTCATTAGGATCAATAAATTTCTTAGTATCTTCTATTGCATTATTTACATCTTTTTCAAATATGTGCATGACCTCATGGTTTTTTAATGGTTTCTCTCTATTTAATAATTCTTGTTCATCATCTCTTATCATATGTCCTATACCGATAGTCCACAGATTGCTACTACACTTGTACTTTTCGTATCTTATGCCTTCCCACCGGGTGAGATCTTGCTTCAATCTTTCAAAAATCATCAATTACTATACCTCTCTATTAATCTTGATAAATACCATTGTGCTTTTTTTAAATCTTCTATTTTGTTTTTATCTTTATATCTAACTATGTATTTCAAAACACAACTTTCATGGTGTCCAAGTTTAAACTCCTCTATTACATCTATAAGCTGTATCTTAGTTCCAATGTAATATGCAGGATTTATCTTATCTTCGTAATCACTCATATATAGATATTTTTATCCCATGATCCGCTTTTATTCAACACCATAGGTACAATGTGTGGATATCCCTCAGTAATGATACCACATGAAAGTATTGGTTTTGCTAGATTAATCTTCATATATGCCATAGCCAGACTATCTTTATTGACTAAGCACCCTACAGTCATTCCCCAATTCAGATGAAATTCGTTAGCTACAAATACTGTAGTTGCACAACAATGGAAATGCCCTTGAACAACACATTGTGAATATTCCCTCACAGCTTTTTCTATGTTTTTTGAAAACTGATGACCAAACAATATCTTTTTGCCTTCATATTCTATTTGATGTTTGTCTTTCCAAATCCACCCATCATTCACTTCTAATAT